CCAATTTGCAGGCAACCTGCCTGACTCGATGATGCCCCAGGAGATCAAGGACGCCTTACAACCATGACACAAAAGGAATACGGCGACCGCATCGGTATAAGCCAGCCGCGGGTCGCACAGCTTATATCTCAGGGGATGCCCATGGACTCGCCCGAGTCGGCCGACCTCTGGCGATCTCAACACGTTAGGTCACGAGCCAAGTCTATTCCTAAACAGAAGATCACACCGGACCCCACCGCAATCGAACAGGAAGGCCCCTACAGGCCTATTGAAGCAGAGACCCCTCTCAACACCGCAACAGCAGCCACCGACTCGCCTGAAGGCGCTTACGAAAGGCAGCGGCAAATCGAGCGTGCGGCCTATGACCTGGCTGTCGATGCGCTCCGCGGTGGTCGAGCCGATGCCGGCCGGCTGGTGGCGATCCATGCCGCGGCAGCCAAGAACCTCACCAGCGCCAGGGACGAGGTGATCACCCAGGCCGAGAAGGAACGCCGGTTGGTCTCCGGCGACTGGGTGCGCCGGGTGATGCAGGAGCACGACGGCGCTGTGGCCTCGCTGATCAAGGCCATGCCGAAACAACTATCCGGCCGGATATCACCGCACGACCCCGAGCACGCCGAGCGCGAGCTGACCCGGTGGGTCCAGGAGGTGGCGCTCAAAACACTACACAACACCGACCCATGGAAAACCTGACCGACCTCCAGCGCTCCCTCCTGGACTACCGACGCAATCTCTACCGGCCGACACCGATGCAGACCGTGGTCGACTGGGCCGAGGCATCGCTCCGGCTGACCCAACGGCAAACCGAGCACCCCGGGCCCTTCTCGACCTCGGTACGGCCTTACACCAGGGAGCCCATGGAATGTTGGAAAGACCCGACGGTGTACGAGGTGACCCTCTGCTGGGGAAGTCAGACCTCGAAAACGACCACCCTGATGGCAGGCCTGGCCTGGCTAATCGCCAACGAGCCGAGCCCGGCCTTGTGGCTGATGCCTACCGAAAGCCTCGCCAGGTCATTCTCGAAGAGCCGCTGGCTGCCCATGCTCGAGGACAGCCCGGCCATGCTCGAATGCTACCCGGCCGAGGCCGACAAGATCACCAACCTCGAGCAGAACTTCACTCGGTCGACCCTGACTTTCGTAGGATCGAACAGCCCGGCCAACCTAGCCAGCCGCCCGGTTCGGGTGCTGATAGCCGACGAGGTGGACAAGTTCGCCGAGGCTACTGCCCGGGAGGCCGACGCCCTCGACCTGGCCGAGCAGCGCCTCAAGAGCTTCTCAAGCTCCAAGGCCTTTATGACCTCAACGCCTACCGTGGTCGAAGGCCGTATCTGGCAGCGCTTCCTCCGCGGTGACCAGCGCCGCTACTACCTGCCTTGCCCACACTGCCGGGAGTACATCAAGCTCGAATGGCGGCAGGTGACCTGGGACGACGCCAAGGCCGAGGACGGTAAGCACGACCTGGGCAAGATCCGAGCCTCGGCTCACTACGTCTGCCAGCTATGCCAGGGCAAAATCACCGACTCTCACAAGGTGGCAGCCCTCCGACACGGCCAATGGCGCCCAGAGAATCCCAACGCCATGCCTGGTGTGCGGTCCTATCACCTGAGCAGCCTTTACAGCCCCGACCGCAAATGTACCTGGGGCTATCTGGCAGTCTCATTCCTCGAGGCCAAGGCATCGATGGCCGGCCTCCAAGGCTTCATCAACGGCAACCTTGCAGAGCCCTGGGAGCAACAGGACGTGCAGCAGGAGCGCACCGAGACCGCGGCCACCGTGACCGTCGATGGCGGCCGCCGCTACCTGACCGCCGACGTTCAGGCCGTGGCGCCCTTCCTCTGGTGGGTGTGCCGCGAGTGGAAGGATGGCAACTCTACCCTGATTGCTGCCGGCCATGCCGACGACTTTGCAGCCCTTCGCCGGGTGCAGGTGGCCCTCGAGGTCCATGACATGGATGTCGGCATCGACTCAGGCTTCAACACCCAGACCGTTTATGACGCCTGTGCCTCCTATTCCTCGGTGACCTCCAACCCGATCAACTTCCCTTGTGGCCTCCGATACCCACCGGAAGGCGGCCTCCGCAAGCCCATGGTGATCGGCTGGATGCCGCTGAAAGGCCGAGAGACCGGAGCCCGGTTTACGGCAGCCACCGGGGCGGTGCACCCTTTCGGCCTGTCGACATCATCCTCGATGAGGACCGACGTCGTGCAGCCCCTCCTGGTGTTCGACACCGAGCACCTCCGAGATATGCTCTCCAGGCTAAGGAAGGGCGACATCGACCGGGAATGGGGCGTCCATCAGGATCCGCCCAGCGTCCAGGCCGAAGGTGCCTACATCGCCGAGCCTGACCTTTACTGGCGCCACCTGGACTCACACGTCCTACGACCCCAAGCCAACCGAGCCGGCCGCATCAAGCACGTCTGGGTTAAGAGGAACCAAAAGTGGCCCGACCATCTGCACGACTGTGAAATCATGCAGCTCGCCATGGTGATGCTTTGGAATGATCTGGTCACGTCAAGCGAGTCAATAGCCAGCTAACCTATTGAAGTCACCCTGGTATCGGTGAAGATCCGGCCCGAGGTGTTCACGTTTACCGTAGCCATCAAGAGGGCCTATCTCCGCAGTGTCTACTCGACACTGGGCGGTGTGACGCTCCTGGCTGCCCTGGCTGCTAAGTCTATCGCCGCGGCCACAGTGATCGAGTCCGGCCAGGTTGTCCGGTCGACATCATCCTCCGATGTGTCGGTCGAGTTCGCCGAGCCCGGCAAAGGTGCCCCCACACCTTCCGAGATGGTCGAGATGTGGGAAAGCCTGGTCGACGATTACGACCTGGCCGTCTATTATCTCAACCAGGACGGCATCACCAGCCCCACCGACGCTCAGATCTACACCAAGATGGTGGGCGTGGTTCTGGTTGCAGCCACCAGTTTCGGCGGCGACTTCTCCAACTTCCGCCGTGAGGCGAGCTATCGAGGCATGAGCTGATGGGTTTCCTCGACACCATCCTGAGCAAGTTCCGGTCGGCACCTGTCGACCGCTACGAGGGCGCGTCCAACTCGATCCGCCGGTCCTTCCTGGACACGAGCTACACCTCGGTGCGGTTCGATGTGACTGCCTCTACCCGGCAGCAGATCGTCCGAAAGAGCCGATTCTTTGAGCAGAACAATGCGGTGATGAATCGCCTGGGCGACCTGTTTGAGAACTACACCGTCGGCAGCAACTTCTCGGTGCAGCCGGCTTCCTCGAATCCCGACTGGAATCTCCGAGCCAAAAAATGGTGGGACACCTGGAGCCGCTACCCTGACATCGGATCCCGGCAGTCTTTCGGCACCCTGATGTCGCTGGCCGCCCGTGGCTGGTTCTACGATGGGGAATCCTTTATCCTCCTGACCAAGGGCGAGACCGGCCGGCCCCGATTGCAGCTCATTGAGCCGCAGCAAGTGTCGACACCCGCTGGCCAGGAGGGCCTCCCTGATGTGTTCGATGGCGTCCGTTTCGATCCCAAGACTGGTAGGGCCATCTCATTCTATTGCGGCCAGGAGCAGCAGCAGGGACAACTTACCGACATCCGATCCATTTCTTCCGACTCGGTGGTCCACATCTACGAGGCCCAGCGTGCCGGCCAGCTCCGCGGCCTGCCTTTTGTGGCTTGTGTGATCAACGACCTTCACGACCTGGACGATCTCCAGAAGCTCGAGATGGAGTCCTGCAAGCTCGCCAGCTCGGTGGCCCAGGTGATCAAGACGAGCTCCGGTGAGGTGCAGGCAACCAGCCTCCGATCCGGTGTTGCTGGATCCCAGGGAACCGCCCAGAACTACTACGAAAACATTTTCGGCGCCTCGGTCAAGGTCATGAAGACTGGCGACGAGTTCGAGCAGTTCAGCGCTGACCGACCCAATGTTAATATGCGCGAGTACTGGCGCAGCCTCACCGAAAAGGTGTGCGCCGGCGTCGGTATTCCTTACGTCCTGGTCTTTCCAGAGTCGATGCAGGGCACCGTCTACCGGGGCTCACTCGATATGTCTTCGGTGTGGTTCAGGAGTCGGCACCAGGTGATGGCCTCGGCCGCTCGACGTATCTGGGAATATGTGATGGAATACGCCATCCGTACCGACCCCACCCTGCGAGACTCTCCTGACGACTGGTACGAGGTGGCCATCCAGGCGCCTCGAGCCCCTAACGTCGACGTCGGTCGCAACTCTGCCGCCCAACTCAACGAGCTTGGTGCCGGCATTACGACCTACGATGAGATCTACGGCGCCCGAGGCATCGACTGGCGATCCGCCCTGGAGGCCAAGGCCCAACAGGCCCGGTACATCCAAGATCTGGCGGTCAAGTACGGCCTCGATGTCTCCGAGATCTCCAATTCTCAAAAGCAGCCGATAGCCC